CTATAAAAGTCGAGATAAAATATCTTTAATTAATCCTGAGGCTCCAATAAGGAGTATCGATAGAAAAATTATTGAGAATATACTTTTTTTAGGCTTTTTAAACTCTAGGTATAAGTTAATGATTGCACCAATTGCAACAACAATAAAGATAACGAGTCTTAATATATCTGGCATGAATAACACTCCTATTAATTACTTAATTGTATTATACAGGAAAAATATTTGAGGTTAATCAATAGTGATACGATTTAAGGAAGATTTAAACAAAATTAATCTTTTTAATAGAAAGCGAGGAATAACAATGGGACTAGGAAACCGTGGAATGGCATTTGAAATGCTTATCAATCTAGCGAACGAAATGTATCAAAGAGGGGAGGTGGCGCTTATAAATAAGCGCCCGACTCCTGTGAAAGTGTTAAAAAGTAAAGGTGGCCGTGTACTAAATGGATTCTATGAAGCTAAAAGTACAGTAGACTATGACGGCGTGTATAAGGGACGAGCTATAGCGTTTGAAGCTAAATCTACAGAGAAGGACACACGTTTTGATTTAAAGAACATTGCGCAGCATCAATTGGATTATCTGGAGAAAGCAGAAAAGATGGGAGCAATATGCTTCTTCCTTATAGAGTTTAGTAAGGATAAGTCAGTATTCGCAGTACCACTATCAATCATTCAATCTTATGTAAGGATGTCTCATCAACCAAAGGGCAAGAAGTCTATACCAAGAGCAGACTTTGATATTTATGGATACTTAGTAGAGCAGACAGAACGAGCGCCAGTGGATTACTTACAATACATTGATGAAGCGGTAACTCCAGTTATGTTTGATAGCATGATTCAATTTGATCAGGACCATAAGAGAGTAGCGAATAACATCAAAGCAGCAAAAGAGAAGATGGCCACTAAGAAACGTAAATTATTAAAGGCTTAATGGATAAGGGAACCATGCACAATAGCACGGTGGGGGCTATGCTAATGCGCACTGTTCTCTTATTCAATAATGAAACAATATAATTTCACGTACCTGATGTAAATGTAAAAAACAAAATATGAAATAGGGGGATTCCTTCATGGAACAATTATCTTTATTACCAACAATTGATAGAGAGACAGAAAAGAAGGTTCAGAAAGAAGTAGTGAAGATTCTAAAGGAATACCGTGCCTTAAAAGCACGCTTTGAGAATGAAGTGGAGCTACAGCAAGAGGGAATCAGTCTGTTTCCAGAGATAAGGGATACAAGACATGTGAGTAATATTAAGTTTAAGCAAATTGAGAAAGCACTAAAATACGTATTGGATTATGACGAGGCTGAGATTATTAAAATGAAGTATTTGAATGGAGAGAAGTTAAAGGATAGTTTTATCTACACTGAGTTATCAATGAAGAAAGATCATTTCTATAATAAAAAGAAAAATGCAATTCGAATGATTGCTACTTCATTGGGGATGATTTGAATATAAGGGGTTTTGTTGGAATGCTTTCGTGTTAGTATTAAAATGTAATATATAATAAAATTGATGTATAGTGTTAACAATTTAATACTAAAAATATGGAGGATTACTAGTGAAGGCGAACTTGGAAACGGTAACAGGATACTTACAGAGTAATGAAGAAGTAATTGCTATACTTTATTGTGCGATAAATATTGGTTATATTAGTAGATCTGGAATTCTAGCTGCTACAAATAAAAAGTTATTGTTTTGTGCTGACTATATGTTTGGAAAAGGCCTTAAATGGGAATATGCATACACTGAGGTGAATAACTTAAGTCATACAAATGATATAGTTTTAGAGATGTCTAGTATTCCTTTTATCAAAAAAATAACAATGGATTCCGGTGATGATTTTATTGTATTTGATAATTTTTCTACCCCATCAAAAGTGAATTCATTTTATGAGCTAGTTCAATCAAAGATATAATCGTTAAGGAAATGTTATCTTTTTGTTTTACTTAATAGCAAGATTCTTTATAAGAAAGATGCATCTCATGAAAATTGGGGTGCTTTTTTTATAGAATAAAAAACATCGACAAAAAACCGATAAAATAAGGGGAATTATGCAAATGAAATCGACGGTAAAGTATAGGTACAAGCCCTTTGACAACAACATATCGAAGAGGATTAGTACACCTATTAGTGAAGCGTTCTGATGGCAGAATGTCACGGTAACGTATACCGCATAGTAGGGCGGGCAAGACGGTAAGAACCCGCGTTAAGACGAAAAGACCAATGAATGTATAACTATGACATATTCCAGTGTGGCGTGTGTGAGATAAATCGCATTCGTCATGCTGTTTCTATTGTATTTAGTGTTCAACCCAGAATGCGTCCTCTGGGTTGATAATAAATATAAGTCTATTTCTCTCTAGTATGTCGGTTCTTGAAAATGGAATGGGGTGGTTGCTCATGATTGAGTGAAGCTTGCATTCTAAAAATCTAAAAAGTATACGTGATCTCGTACATTATTAATTACTCACAATTCTTATTAATGACCAAAACGAGGGCAAAGAGTTCCACTCTTTGTTTGAGCCAATACAGCGGAAACATTCCCCTTCCGTCCCCTTAGTGTATTGGTTCAAACAAGGCGTCGGAATAATCATATACGTCTTGGATATAAAGATCAATTCCCTTTATATGATTACATTAAAATGATTTATTTCGAAATGACCTTTCGATTTATTTCTCCTATCCCCTAGGGCTATCATCTTCCGGTGATGGCTTTTTGTTTGTTATAATAGTAGGGCAAATAGGGGGGAGATTAGAAAATGAGTGAATCGAGAAAATTAGAAGTCATTTTTAACACGAAGAATGGAAAAGAAATTGTCGTGAGAGTAAATGATAATAAAGCTGAAGTGCTTAAACGTATTGAGAAACATGGATATCAAGGGGCTATGATTTTGGGTGACCATGTTATTAATATGGGAGAGATTGTTTTTGCTGAAGTGAAAGCAGGAGAACATAGCCAAAATGGAAAAGAAATTGTAGAAGCTATGATCGGTAGTTCAGAATCTGTTCGTGGTCTCTCTCAAAAACAAATAGTAGAAAAATATGAAGGAAAGCACCTATAATGGGTGTTTTTTTCCTTGTTATATAGAAATTACACATTAAACGTATTTAATGAGTCATCTAGGTATAAAGATAATCGATAATCATACAATGATACGGAAGGGTCTTTTCTAACGTGTTAGTTACCTCAACGTATATGTATCTTTTTGCGCCTGGGCGAGGGTGCTTTTTTTATTGCACATTATGATAAGGACAAGCATATTATGTAGTAGGACGAGTTCTTAGTGTCCTATTCAATGCTCAGGATAAAGCCCAATTCACATTGAGAGCACCCTCGATATTGGTGCTCTCTTTTTATTGAAAATTATATATAAATACATATAATATGATTGATGGATTAATATTTCAATCTGAGGGGTACAAATTCGATGCGACGTAAAAAGGATTTGTTGAAACAATGGAAGGTGGATTTGCAAGCTGTTCAAGAAGAAAAGAGGATGAAGAAGAAGGCTAAAAAAAAGAAATATAGCATTCCTGGTAATATAGCGGGATTCATGAATGGAAAGAGTACTTATCGTAAAGAGAATGGGGTATGGAAGCAAAGAAATAAATGACGTGAGGATAAATAAGTTGATTAAGTGTATAGGAATTATTGTAGGCGCTACCGTGATTTGGGTGGCGTCTTGTTTGTTGTTAAGGAAAGCTAACAAAATAAACGAACACAACGAGAGAAAAAGAAAAGCAAGAATCAAATGACTCCCGCCTGGTGGAGAACTGTAATTAGTCCGCCAATAGCAATAATAAATTTAGGTGAAATATTAATCTTTAGTTTATCCTGAAGTTCTATGTTCATTTTCTTTCCCTTTTTCAGTTTGAATAATTACATGGGTATATTCAGATGGAATTAGATAGAGTAACAATATAAAATAAGAAACAATAATGTCCTGTTTAGGTCTACTCTTTCGGTACTTATTTTGTTCACATTTCAGACATAATCAAAACCCTTATTATATAACTCTCTTAACGTCCTGTTTACATGTACGGAAAAACAATGGTATTATTGGCTTATAGTTAATTTCCGGACACTTATACGGACGAAGGAGAGATATGAGATGATTCTTGGGTATGCTCGCGTATCTACACAGGAACAAAACTTAGCAAGACAACTCAAACAGTTAAATGATTATGGATGTGATTATATATTTGAGGAGAAAACGAGTGGGGCGACAACCGATAGATCAGAATTACTACGCATGTTGGATAATTTGTGTGAAAGTGATATAGTCGTCGTTACAGATTTAACTCGAATTAGTAGGAGTACTCAAGATTTATTCAAGCTTATAGAAACAATTAAAGGAAAAGGTGCATCGATTAAATCGATAAAAGATACTTGGTTAGATACAACAAGTGAAAATCCATACAGCACTTTCCTACTTACTGTCATGGCTGGTGTTAATCAGTTAGAGCGTGACCTGATTCGAATGCGACAAAGAGAGGGGATTGAACTAGCCAAAGAACGTGGTGTTTATAAAGGGCGCCCTAAGAAATATGACGATGATAATCCTAATATGGAACATGCTTTAGATTTGCTTGCGAATCGAGAGACGAATAAGTTTACAGTAAAAAAGATATGTGAAGTTACTGGTGTAAGTCGTACAGTTCTTTATGAGAGAGCGAAAGAACAAGGTTTGTTATAAAAAAGTATGAAACCTTTCTAAATTAGCCTCTTTTATTTTGTATAATGAATCTAATTAGAAAGGGGATGTAGAGATGAAGAAGTTGGATCGTTTTACTAAACCGTATTTCGAAACAAGAGGAGATAAAGAAAATGGAGTATATGAAGTAATAAGATATAAAAATGATGAATTTATTCCATTTAAAGAAAAATTCGATTCATTAAAAAAAGCTAGGATGTTTATTTATCGATATGCTCTTAATAATCCAGAATGGCTAAATGTAAACGGTGATATAAGCGAGTTCAACTTCAAAGATGGTAGAGATGAGCAAGACAATAAGTGGCATGATAATGTAAGCGAAAAAGTTTATAAAAAGAAATATAAAGACTTTAAAGATTGGAAGAAATGAAAGTAGCGAATCCGCTGCTTTTTTATTTTGCATAGAAAAAGGAACCCTGAAGGATCCCTTTTACATTACGCAGTCTTATAATTTTTATTTTTAATCCTATTCTTAGTATCCATAAATGTGGCGAATGTCGCTATAGTGCCACCTAAATAATAGACTTGGAATTTGTGGTCAAAAGCTAATCCTGTAATGAAATTGTAGCCGTATATAAAACATGTAATACCGAATAACCATAACATGAACTTCAAATCTTTTAAGCTCAATCTATAATTCTTAATTTTTTTCCACATATGTATCAACTCCTATTGTTATGAGGTTCTGTAGTTTTTCTTTTTGAAATCGCGCATGTTGAGGATAAAGAATAGAAGGAAGATAACAGCTGCGATGCCATTAATCCAGTAGTATGTGCGCCCTGTTGTGAATCCGTTATAGAAGGAATAGGCATTCCAAATTACAAGAAGTACTGAACAGACAGTAGAGATCAATAATGAACTAAAACTTCTCATGATTTTCACCTCGATTCAAAATGTTAGAACTTATTTATAATTTTATATATTTATAGATAGATTTACAATGATTGGATGTAATAAGATAATTTAAAGCAATTACTGTTAGGTGGGGGAATATGGCTAGGTAGCTAATCTGCTGCTTTTTTATTTTGTATAGAAAAAAGGAATCCCGAAAGATCCCTTTTTCTAATTCCGATATATCGTAATCGCATATAAGTAAAGACATTAAATATTATATAAAAATAAAACAATACAAACAATAAGTATTTTAAGATTTACCATAAAGAGTAGTTATAACGAGTTTCTTCCTATTATATAGAAGGTGGTGGGTGATATGAAGTGAAACAAAAACACGAGTTAGCTCAAGAAGATTACATGCAAGGTATGAAGTATAAGGAACTGGCTGAGAAATATGAGGTTAGTATTAACACAATTAAATCCTGGAGAAAAAGGCATGGCTGGAATCGAAAAGGGGTGCACCTAAAAGACGAAAAAGGATGCACCCAAACCAAGAAAACAGGTGCACCCATTGGGAATAAGAATGCAGTGGGTAATCCGGGAAACAAGAATCCTAAATGGGGTAATAAGAATGCAGTAGGGCATGGCCCGCCAAAAGGGAACCATAACGCTATGACGCATGGATTGTTTAGGAAGATAATCCCGAGTGACGATCCGCATGCAATGGAATTGCTAGATGAAATACAAAACCATACTGAATTAGATATGCTATTCCACTCTATTCAACTGCAATACTTCAATATCCTTAATTCACAACGTATTATGCATGTTCGCAGTCAAAACGATATGTCAAAAGAGATGATTAGCGTATCACTGAATGGAGACGCATACACAGTGCAGTTTGCATGGGATAAACAAGCTAATTTACTTACAGCTTATTCGCGCGCTATGACAGCGTTATCCTCTATGATTGAGAGGTTCGATAAGTTAGCAAATGCTGATGATGAGAGGCGATTGAAGTTAGAGCAGATGAAAGTTAACATTGAAAAAACAAAAGCTGACACTGCACGTATTAAGGGTGAAGATGGCGATGAGTACGAAGACGATGGTTTCAAAGAAGCGCTAGAAGGTAAGGTAGAGGAAGTGTGGGATGACCATGACGACGATTCCAAAGCGTAAAAAGAAACCTGCTCCATTCAAATTTAAGCCATTCTCCAAGAAGCAGCTGAAAGTATTAACCTGGTGGAAGCCTAACAGTCCCGTTAAAGATTATGACGGGATTATTTGCGATGGTTCTATTCGTGCCGGAAAAACAGTATCGATGGCTCTTTCCTATGTTATGTGGGCAATGGAATCATTCGAAGGTGAGAACTTCGGTATGTGCGGGAAAACAATTGGTTCGCACCGTCGTAACGTTATAACGCCCCTCAAGAAGATGTTGAAGTCTCGTGGGTATAAGGTTAAAGATCACCGCAGTGAAAATATGCTTACTATTACTAAAGACGGTGTGACAAACTTCTTTTATATTTTTGGTGGTAAAGATGAAAGTTCCCAGGATTTGATCCAAGGAATTACTGCCGCTGGCATGTTTTTTGATGAAGTGGCACTTATGGTACAAAGTTTTGTTAACCAAGCAACAGGCCGTTTGTCTGTAACTGGTTCGAAAATGTGGTTAAAATTAGCCACGCTACATAGTGATATGTAGTTTAAAACTCGGTGAACTGGTAAATACCAGGTGTGCCTAAATGGTGCTAACGGTGAAAATCTAAAACGAACCAATTTTAATTGCAATCCTTTTGTAGTAAAATAATATCAAAGGGGTGGTTGCAATGAACAATCATATTAAAGGTTATGTTTACATGTTGATTTCTCCAAGTGGAAAAGAGTATATAGGAAGAACTATTGATATAAAAAGAAGGGTAAATAATTATAAAACCCGTTGTAATTACGTAGAAACTCCAATTTATCAAGAAATAAAAAAATACGGTTTTGATAACTTTCAACTTGATATATTAAAGGAAATCACAGGAGAAAGGGAAGAAGTCGAAGAACAACTAAATAAATTAGAGGGATGCTATATTGCGAAACATAGAACTTCTGAAATAGGGTTGAATGTAAGGAACTTCGACGGGAAAATACGAACCTATACTCTGAAAGATTCTACTAAAGAGAAAATGAAAAGGTCGCAAACAGGAAGGAAGCATTCGTTAGAATCTCGACAAAAAAGAGCAGGAGAGAACGCCTACCAATCAAGAAAAGTCCATTCAGAAAAATTAGGTGAAACTTTCAATTCTTTAAGAGAAGCTGCTAAATACGCAGGACTAACAAACGGATGTAAAATTTCTGAGTTTATTAGTGGGAAAAGGAAGTCAGCGGGTAAACATCCAAAAACAAAAGAACCTTTAAATGATTGGAAATTTGTTTGATATGACAATACCGTGCCAAGCCATAGGGGAAACCATTTGGAAGGTGTAACGACTAAGATATACAGGCTAAGGAAGCGACTAACGTCGCTTTTTTCTATGCTTATGAAATCTGTACTCATAAGGTGTAATTCCTTATGGGGAAGCGCCGAGCATCTCTAGAATGAGATGAAGATATAGTCTATTCCCCTAATAAATATCGGGAAACCGAGGGTATAAAAGTTAACTGTAACCCTGCAGGACCGTATCACTGGTTTAAAGAGAAGTGGTTGGATCAAAAGAAAGAAAAGAATCTACTGCACCTTAAATACTCTATGGATGATAATTTGTCATTAGATGAGAAGACGAAAAGAAGATATCACCGTATGTATAGTGGTGTTTTCTATCGGAGATATATTAAAGGTGAATGGGCAGCTGCTTCTGGACTTATCTTTGATATGTTCAAGGAAGAAGTGCACAAAGTTGATTCTGTAGATCGTAATTACGTTGAGTATTATGTTTCTTGCGACTACGGTACACAGAACGCTATGGCGTATGGATTATGGGGTAAATGTATTGAAGATGGTGGCAAAGAAGTATGGTACAAAATCAAAGAGTACCATTATAGCGGTCGTGATACGGAGAAGCAGAAAACGGACCAGGAATATTACGAAGACTATGAAGAATTCGTTGGTGATTTGCCAATTAAAGGAACAGTAATTGACCCCTCGGCTGCTTCGTTTATCGCTGTATTGATGCGTAATAAGAGGAAAGTATATAAGGCTCGTAATAATGTGAAAGAGGGCATTGGAAACGTTGGTATAGCGCTTAATACAGGCAGAACATACTTTAACGATTGCTGCGTTGAGACGTTTAAGGAGTTTGCCTCTTATATATGGGATGAAAAAGCGATCCAACGCGGTGAGGATAAACCACTTAAAGAGAATGACCATCACATGGACGAAACGAGATACTTCATTAACACGATTATATTCGGATTACGTAAAAAGAAGAAAAAGAAATGAGGTGAAGCAACTTAATGACAAAGAAAAGGAAAGTTAGTGCAAAGGTAATTAAGGCAGTAGGGACAAGTACTCAAGTATTATCTCGCCAACAAGAGAGCGAGAATGAGAAGAACGCAGTTAATGATATTATCGAACCGCCTTATAGAATTGAAGATTTGCAGCAGATTAGGGAAAATAGTACGATTCTAGGGCAGTGTATTGATGCGTATAAGCGTAATATTGCTGGATTTGGTCATGAGATGAAGTATAAGCAAGGTGATATTAAAGAAACGACAGAGATGAAAACGGAATGGTCCTTTGTGAATGATGGGGTAATTCCTTTCTTTAGTTTCGACAAACCGTTTAAAGAAGTTCTTGAGACAAGTATCGACGATAGAGAAACCACAGGCAATGGATATATTGAAGTGATTCGTAATTTAGATGGGAAACCTGCCGAATTAGTAAATATGTTGTCGCAGTACATGAGGGTCACACGTAAGGATGATAAACCTCAAGAGGTTACTTATACCATTAACGGAAATGAAGTTAAAAGAAAAAAACTATTTCGTCGCTATGTGCAGCGAGTAGGAAATACTGACACGTACTTTAAAGAATTCGGGGATCCACGCTTCTTGAATAAAGAAACTGGCCAATTTGGTACTTCTACATTTGGCGAAAAAAACGCCACTGAAGTAATACAACTGAAGATAGGGAATGGCCCTTATGGTATCCCACGTTGGGTATCGCATGTTGTTCATATGGTAGGAGCTAGGAAGGCAGAGGAATTAAATCTACGCTATTTCAAACAAGGGCGTCATATTCCGATGGCTATCTTACTGAAGAATGGGATTTTATCAGAAGAAAGTGAAGCAGCTCTAACTGATTATGTTTCGAATGTTGAAGGTGAAGATAATCAACATAAATATCTGCTACTGCAAGTGGAAAGTGCTGAAGAGGGGATTGTAGGTGATACTCCAACGTCAGTGGATATCGAGCTTAAATCACTAGCAGATATCCTGCAAAATGATGCTCTATTCCTTGAATACGATGAGAAATCACGTCAAAAAGTACAATCAGCATTCCGTTTACCAGACGTATATGTAGGTTATATTCGCGACTTTAACAGAGCAACTGCTGAATCTGTACGAGAGATTACAGAAGAGCAGGTATTTGAACCGGAACGAAGCGCTTTAGAATTTATTATTAACAATGTGCTGCTACTTCCATATGGATTAAAACACGTATACGTAAACCTACGAAAATCAGAGATCAGTAACACGGAGGATATGGTTAAAACTATTGAGGTGCTTGCTGATAAGGGTGGTTTAACATTCCAGGATATACGTAATATTGCTAGTAATATGCTAAATAAAGAGCTCTCAGATTATGATATTCCTGAAGCGGATCAACCAGTTGCTTTAGTTTTAGAAAGACATCGTAAGGTAAGTGGTTGGGAGGAAGGGTTAAGTGAGAAGCTACAAAAATCAGCTGGTGGTAATGCTAAGGAAGAACTCGTAAATGTAATGAAAGATGTACGAGACTTATTGGAGTCGATGCAAGATGCAGAAGATTGATAAACTGCTAGATTCATTAAATGGGTGGATAGAGAAAGCTGATACTGGTGATTTTACAGATTCATTGCCTGATGATCTGGAAGTATTGGACATGTTACCGGGATACGTTGAGGACTTCGAAGAGGAAGTTGCCAAGCTACTTCGGAAGCAGAAGAAGTACATTGTTGATGGAATTAAGAACTATACGAAAAAGGATGCTATCGAAAAGGGTATCACGATAAAGGATATTATCGACTTTGTTACTGGCAGTCTATTTGGAGCTGATACATTCGCTAAAAGTTTGAGTAAAGCAGCGAGGAAATTCCTTAATTACACGATGAAGGATATGACGAAAGCTTTCATGGATGCAATTGATCCTGATATTCAGTTTAATGTCTTCTCAAAACGCACTACAAAGTGGATTAATAGTTGGTCTGATGAATTAGGTAAGTTAATGCAGATTAACTCGCAAAAAGCGGTAGAGCGTATTTTAAACGAGGGATTAGAGAAAGGGAAAGGTATTCGTGAAATAGCAAGAGAGCTTGCGAAGCTACCGGAATTCGACCGTAAAAGAGCAAAGACAACAGCGCAGACAGAGGTCCTCGCAGCATGTTCTGCTTCTCAATTTGAATCATATCGCCAATCCCCTGCTGTAATAGGTAAGAAGTGGCGTCATAGCGGTACAAAGAACAATCAACCTCGTGATAATCATGTGGCGTATGACGGTACAACGGTTCTGGTAGAGGCAGAATTTGAGCTCCCCGGTTCTGGAGAACGGTGTATGTTTCCTCGTGATAGTTCGTTAAGTGGGCGTGAAAGAATTAACTGTAAATGTATTATGTCCCCTGCCGTAGATAACAATATATTAGGCCTATCTGAAGAAGAGAAACAGAAGATTAGGGAAGAAACTTTGAAGGAGTTGAACAAGAAATGAAGACTTCTAAAATTAAGCTGATTCATATTTGAAAGGGGGTGAGTAAATGCCAAGAAAACTAAAAAACGTGGATGTAAGCTTTGTTTCTATTGTGGATAAAGCTGCAAACAAAAAGAAATTCTTCTTAACGAAAAGTGAACAGGAACCAACGTTTGAAAAAGAAGTCAAAATTATTAAAGGGGAAGACGAAGAGCAAAAACTTGTATATGGAATTGTATACTCTCCTGGCAGCGCGGATGATCCAAACACTCATGACGCACACGGGGATTTCATGACTGCGGAAGAAATAGAAAAATCCGCACATAATTTTATTGCGAAGTATCGTAATATCGACACTCAACATGATTTTAATGCAGGAGCAGGAAAAGTAGTAGAAAGTTATGTAGCTCCTGTTGATATGGAAATAAATGGTGAAATAATCACAAAAGGTACATGGGTACTGGTGACAGAAGCAACCGATGAGATATGGAAAGATATTAAAGATGGAAAAATGACAGGTTATTCCCTTGCAGGAGTTGCCGAGACAGAATTAATTGGGGAAGAAGTAACTAAAACTGAAGAGAAACAAATGAAGTCCTTCTTCCAATTGGTGAAGGGCTTTTTTAGTGGGCAAAAACAGATTAAAGTTGTGAAAGATGCTGATGATGAAGCAACATTCCTTTTCGCAGTAGAAAAAGCTGGTAAGAAAATCAGTAATGTGAACATGTCCGATATCGATGCAGCTATTGATTCGTTAACAAATCTAAAAACACGCGTCGCGCCGTCAACAGAAGGTGCAGGAAGTGAGGAAGATAATATGGAGTTTAATCAAGAACAGTTAGAAAAGACATTAGCATCCGCAGTAGAGAAAGCAGTGAATCCAATTAAAGAGGAATTAGCTTCTGTTAAAAAACATCTTAATATCGACAAGGAAAAAACAGAAGAAGATATTAGAGTAGAAAAAGCTGTTGAAGCTGCTACTGCTCCTCTACGTGAAGAGATTGAAACGTTGAAAAAATCTCAAGGCGTTAGCAATCAACAAGATACTGATGTTGTTGAAAAAATTGAAGTCAAAAAATCTGTATGGAATGGCTTACTGTAAGCCTGAAGGAGGAAAAGGTATATGACACTTAATAACAAAACAATTATTGAAAAAGCAGACGTTACTCTTGCCACATTGGCTAGTGGTGGTTTAATGAATCCTGAACAAGCTGATACATTCTTACGTATGGTGCAAAACTCCCCTACTATTTTAAAGGATTCGCGCTTTATTCAAATGGCTTCAGACACACTTAAAATTGAAAAGATTGGCTTTGGTTCCCGTATTCTTCGTCCTGGCGTTGAAGGTGTACCTTTAAAAGACTCTGATCGCTCTGCTCCATCAACTAGTACAATTACGTTAAATGCCAAAGAAGTAATTGCTGAAGTGCATATTACTTATGATACATTGGAAAACAATATTGAGGGTGGGAATCTTCAAAATACTATCATGCAGATGATTGCAGATCGTGCTGCATTAGATATTGAAGAATTAATTTTGAATGGTGATATAGCATCTGCAGATCCTTATTTAGCTTTATTAGATGGTCTGCGTAAACAAGCAACGTCGCATGTTGTAGATGGTGCTGCAGGTGCATTTACTAAAGATGTATTTAAGAAAGCTTATAAAGCTGTTCCTGCTAAATACCTGCGTAACCCTAAAGATTGGAAGTTTTACACATCACATGGTTTAGAAATTGAATGGAAAGATCAAGTAGCAATGCGACAAACTAACTTAGGGGATGTTTCACTTCAAGGTGGTTTAGCTTCTGCTTATGGTATTCCAGTAGAGGGGATTGCTATGTTACAGCCATATAATGATGGAGCCAATACTGTATCTGATATTTTATTAACTCTTCCTAAAAATATTGTGACAGGTATGAGCCGTAATATTCGAATTGAAGTGGATAAGGATATTCGCGCTCGTAAATTCATTATTGTTTTAACTGCGAAAGTTGATGTGAAGTTCGAAGAGGAAGATGCAGTGGCAAAAGTTATCAAAGTTAAGGAGTGATGACTTTTGAATTACTATGCTAAATTAATAGTCGGGAAAACATATGACGTCCATGAACGTCTATTTTTATTGGGGCAAGAAGAGAAGGTTACAAAGAAAACGTACGATTATCTAAGTGGTAACGAACAATTTGCAGTCCGAAAAGAAGGTAGTAAATCTAAAGGAGAGGAGTGATAGGTATGTCGCTTATTACTGCTCAAGAATTAATAGATTATACTGTGCTGCTTGAAGTGAAAAAGCGTCCTGTTCCTCTATTGGAGCAGGACATACTTGAGGCAGAAACAGAGATTAATAATATTCCTAATATAGCTAATTTCGCTGATCAAATGAAATTCCCAGTAATTCCTGAAGTGGTAAAGTTAGCTTGTAAAAAGTTAGCACAGTATTATGCGTATACAAACGCTGATACTACTGCAATGAAGGGGATTAAATCTGAAAGTGTTGGTGGTGGAGATTATTCGTATACGAAGGATAGTTCAAGTATCACCAAACCGGATGTGCTTAATTTATTAAAGGGATTTATACCTAACTCTGGAAAGAATAAAGTCACGTTCAAAATGAGGACGATTTAATGTCTCTACAAGTAATGATGGCCCATGAATGCGATATTTACCACTTGCAGAAGGAAACAAAGCCAGGGAAGTACGGGCAACCAGGAGAAGAGGTTTATTCTTACAAGGATAGACCTGATGTAGCAGAACAAAGCTGCTACTTTATAGAAAGCACAACTGCATCTGTACAATCAGCGCCAAACCAATTAAACAACCAAGAAATCCGAGTATTATTTATGCCGGATGCTGATGTTAAGCATAATGACAAAGCGATTAAAAAAGATAAGAATGTCACTTACTATATACGAAATCCCTTTCCAGTAGCGAATCCACGTACTGGTGAGGTTTCACATATAAAAGCCATAGCAGAGAGGAAGAGTGAGCCATGGCTAGCCAAATAACGACTAGAGGGTTTCGCGAATTCAGTGCTAAGTTGAATCGTATGGCGAACGGGTTAGATCAGAACGTCGCTTTATGGCTTGAAGCTAGCGGTTTTCAATTTCTAGAAGAAGTACAAAATCAAATCATTTCTTTAGGGGTTGTTGATACTAGGAGACTGCTAAATTCGTTTGATAAGGGCGGAGATGGGAACGTATGGCGTTCCTCTGATGGCGGTTTAGTATTAGAGGTGGGGACAAATGTGGAATATGCGAAGCTTCAGAATGATGGATGGCAGCAGGTAAGGCGATTCGTCCCAGGAAGGTGGGAAGGTCACAATTTTGAATATGATCCGCATGCACCAACTGGAATGATGCTTACTGCTAAATTCATAGAAGGTCGTCCTTATTGGGAGAATGCAATAGCAATCTATGAGCGTATGTTCCAAACTGCCTTTGACCGGAAATTCCGTCAGTGGGTGAATGGAGGTTAGGTTATGTACGCACAGATACACGGTTCTATGAAGGCTTTTGTCTTCGATAACTTGCCACCAGGTACACTTTCTTATCATGAGCAGGTTCCAGAAGAAATACGGATACCTTCAGTGTACTTCCCGCACTTATCAACGAATGATTTGAAAAATACAAAGGATACATTCACCTTACTGTACACAATGACAGTGAGGTTTTTTAATGTAACGACAGAGGAAGCTATGGAGCTATCTGATGGGATTGCAAACTTAATTAGGCGTAGCGGTTACACAGTGAATCTCCGTAATGAAGACGGAAGTGAATCGACTGATACCGTCTATTTTAAAAGAGTAACTACCGCCCCAGTTGAGGTTGGTTCTTCACAGTTAACAATGATATTCGAATACCAACAAACTTATAGAAATTAAGGAGAGTGAAGGTATGGCTGAAGTTACCGAAACGCCTGTTGTGAAAAACAAAATGTATCGTGGTGACGAATATATTATCGCTGCGATGATAAAGGATCCAGCAAATCCAACAGCAAAAAAATTAGTTCGTCCGTTTGATCAAAACGAAGAATCTCACAGTATTGAAGCAGATGAGATTGAAGCAGAGTCGAAAGATAGAACGATTAATGACTACGGTAAAGTATCTGAGACTCGTTCATTTGGTTGTACGTTATCAGAGGGTGACGTGTTCTACCCAGCTGCAAAAGCTGCTATTCGAAACAAAGAGTACATTGAGATCTATGAAATTAATAAGCGTACAAAAGAAGCAGAAATCGGCAATTACATGCTGACTTCTTTTGAGAGATCATCTTCTACTGGTGAATTTATTTCTTATTCAGTAGAGACAAAGCTTTCTGGTACAACACGTACAGAAACATTGACTGAAATTCCTAAAGGTGCAGGAGAATAACGGGCGGTTTTTACCGCTTCTTTTTAAATTTGAAAATAACATCCAATCAAAAGGAGATTGATATATATGCGTTTTGAAATTAAAGGGAAAGAACACGAATTAAAACTTACTTACAAAACAATTGCTGAGCTAAACAAGAAATATAAAGGTGGCGCACAAGAAGTTATTGGAGCTTGTTTACAAGGTGATTTAGATATGTTTGAAGACGCTATTTACTTTGGATTAATGCATACAGGTGAAGGAATCACTAGAGAGCAAGTTGTTACTGAAATTGAAAAACAATTCGAAGCAGAGAAAATCTCACAAGAGTTCATTGATGAAGTTCTTAACGAAGTAGTAGCAGATAATTTTTTCTACAAAGCGACAACGAAGAAACTAAAAACACGAATGAAGAAACAATTGGTAGCGAAGAATCCGGAACTGAAAGAGATGGCGGACGAGATGTACGGGACGGACGAAGAACAACCGACTTTACTAGAGAAGAACTAGACAAGGTACAGCAAGATGGATTTAGATACTTAGGTTTATTACCAAGTGAAGTAATGAACCTTTCTCCTCGTGAGTTTCAAAACATGATGACGGGGAGAAATGAACAATATCTAGATGAATTGCAAACTTACAGCATATTCGCTCTCATGATGCGGTCTGTTTATCACAGCAATCCGAAGAAAACGATGAAACCTAAGGATTTATTCGACAGAACGAAAATGGTTACTGATGAACAAAAGAAAAAATCTATAGAGGACCTTGCGAAGAAAGCAGAAGAAAACATGCAATTCTTACAAAATCTCAACTTCGGTTGATTGAAAGGTAGGTGAGATTTTGGCGACACAAGAAGAATTAGTAGTTCAGTTTAGAGCTGAGACAGATCAGATACGAAGAGAAATGGCTGCTATGCAAAATCAGTTAAATGATTTTGTTAGAACAACAAACCGTACATCTCGTGAGTATCGAAGAAATATTGAAAATATGGGTGATGCTAATAGTGAATTAAGTAGGGAAATACGTGAAATAAACAGACAACAAAGAGAAGCTATGAAACCACATATAGAACAATTAAAGCGAGCAGAACTTCAATATTTGCAAACTGCTATGAGCATGGATACTTATACTGGTTCAGCTCAAGATTTAATTGCACAAGTTAATGAGATTGGTAAAGCGCAAAAAGCTGCCAATGATGCATTAATAAACAATAATGTTGAAGCGAAAGCTGCTATTTTAGAAACAATTGCAACCATGAACAATATGACTCCTACAGCAACTAGGCTCAGAGACAATCTAAGAACAATGGGAAACCCATTATACAGCTTGTCACATGGGGCGTTAGCTGTAGGAGAGGCTATCGAAAGAATGGCGAATAGGGGTAGTGCGGCACAATTAGCATTAGAATTTGTTGGTCCGAATGCGTCAATGAAAGAATTAAACGATCAAATACGAGTAATAAATACGGGATTAATGCGAATGCAAATGGTTGCGCTCGCTGCTGCGATTTCTTCTGTCTTATTGTATGGCGCATTACACAAGGCTAACATGGAAATGAATCCAAAATATGCTGAAGCATATACAAAAATGTTAGAAAAGCTATCTAAAGCCTTTAATCCGATGAAAGAAGCTTTCGCAGCGGTTATGATACCTATTTATCAATTCGTAACCGCGATAGCAGAATTGATAATTAAATTTAATGAAGCACACCCGGTTCTAGCTAAATTCATTCAGGGAACTATGATGTTAGTTCCAGCATTAACATTGATTCTTGCTCCCTTAGCAGTCGGTATTGGACTTCTAAAAGGATATAGAGCAGCCTTATTCTTAGTTTGGCAAATGGTAAAACCATTGGCTTTAGGGTTAGCGGTCGTCAGCCCTGTAGTTTGGGCTGTAGCTGCTGCAATTGCTGGATTGGCAGTAGGGTTTACGTATGCATATAAAAACATAGAGCCGTTTAGAAAAGCCGTTGATAATACTGTAACAGCGATCAAAGGCTTATTCCAGTTGGTATTCGGAAGTCAAATAAATGGCGAAAAAATGCTTAGTTCTATCGGAATGAACGACGAGGTTATACAAGGAATCAATAAATTTGTAGGTAAAATTGAAGAAGCATTTAGAATAATGAAAGAAGCTATTGTACAGGCTTTCCATGGTGATTTTTCCGGACTGACTGAATTGTTCAAAACAATTTTCCCTTCATTACTTGCTGTAATTATTGGCGGTGTACCTGGGCTAGTAATTGGAATTGGCACTATGTTCGCAAGAATGACAGAAGCAACTGGTGTTGGTGGCGCTCAAATGGTTACTAAGTTCGGGGAAATCCTAAATAACTTAGTTTCTGGATTAACGAATTTTGTAATGACTCAATTACCTGTTTTTCTAGAACAAGGAATTAAAATAATCACCGGAATAGTACAAGGTATCACACAAGCACTACCACAAATCGTAGCAGCCGTTTTACAAATCATTACAACCTTTATAACAGGTATCACAACGCTGTTACCGCAGATTATAACAATTGGTATTTCTTTGATACAAACGCTCGTAACGGCAATTGTAACGGCTTTACCAGTCATTATAGAAGCTGCAGTTCAAATTATAAATGCACTTGTCCAAGGCATTACACAGATGTTGCCTATAATTGTACAGTCGGCAATACAAGTTATAACAATGTTCATTCAAACAATAGTTCCTATGATTCCTATGTTAATAGATGCAGGGATTCAAATTTTACTATCTTTAGTTAATGGAATCATTCAAATGCTACCTCAATTAATTGAAGCAGCTATTCAGATCCTGACAACATTATTAAATACCATTGTTCAAAATTTGCCGTTAATTATAGATGCAGGGATTAAACTCCTTAATTCATTAATTGAGGGAATCATTCAAGTTCTACCTCAATTAATTGATGCTGTGATGCAGATCATTACGAAATTCACTGAGGTTGTTATTCAAAATCTACCGCAAATTATTGAATCAGGAATGCAGATTCTAACCAAGCTTATTGAAGGGATCATTCAAGTCCTCCCACAAATTGTTGATGCAGTTATAAAAATAATCAATAAATTTACAGAAATAACTGTCCAGAATCTACCGCAGATTATAGATACTGGTGTTCAAATTCTGACGAAATTAATCGATGGGATTATTCAGGTTCTACCTCAATTGGTTTCTGCTGCAATTAGACTTATGGCTGAACTGCTTAAAGCAATTATTCAACACTTACCAGAACTAATTTCTGCAGGTAAAGATCTAATTGGCGCTCTAATAGATGGTGTTCTAAGTTTACTTGGAGAGGTATTTAGTTCTGGGATCGAAATAGGTGGACAACTTTTAGAATCTTTAGGAGATGTTGATCTCTTTGAAACTGGGGTAAATATTGTTCAAGGATTAATAGGTGGAATTGGTTCGATGATTGGCGATGCAATAGCTGCTGCGAAGAGTTTAGGAAGTAGCATTGTTAGTACTGTAAATAGAGTATTACAAGTTAAGTCCCCTTCTAGGGAAATGCGAGATACAGGTAATTACGTCGGTGAAGGTTTAATATGGGGGATTAACCAAATGGAGAATCCGGTTTTAAGAGCCGCAAAAAATATGGCAGTAACAGTGAAGGATGCGTTTGATTCGTTATCAGAAGGAATATCACTTGGTGATGTTTCTATGGGGGCTGTATCAGGGACAACAATTCCAATGGTTTCTGCTGGGTACAAAACACCTGCAAATGCCTCAAGAATATCCGCAATTTCTAATTTTGGACAAGATGCTGTAAGTAAAAATCAAAATGGAAGCAATACAAGTGAATCCGATATACAAACAATAAATAAACAACCGGCTTATATTAATGTACAACTTGGCAAACAAGAATTCTCAAGATTTGTTGATGATATTACAAGTCAGCAAGAGGCTGTTAAAGAACGTAAACAAGCGTTCTAGGAAGGAGGGAGTAAACTGCTTATTTTTAATGGTATCGATTTAGAAAATCAGTTTACAAATAAAGATAATAACGGTTATCTTTTGGTAGGAATACCAAAAGGTCGCGGTGTGATGAGTGATGAAATAAGCAGGATTACTACCCAGAATCGGCCTGGATCCCGCTATGTGAAAAAGAGAAACCCAGAGGTGCCCCTTGAAGTAGAAGTTACACTTAAAGGGGCCTCTTCTTTTGATTTAAGAAAACGCCTAAACGAATTGAATTCTATATTAGATACAGAAGAAGAGGTACCAATTGTATTTGCAGATGAGCCCGAAATGACGTATTACGGTATGAAAGAGTCTGTGGAGGAACTATTGGAAACAGATAGAATTTACCAATGCAAGATAACTTTTATTTGTACGTCAGCATTTAAATTAGGTGCACAACAATCTGTAAAAGCGAAAATAGAAAGTAATAATTTACTTAAAGCCGTAGTGACTAATGTAGGATCAAAGTTTGCTGATCCAAAATTTAAGATACAAGTAGAGAACCCTTCTACATTTATCGATATTGTAAATGAAAATGGAAATCAGCATTTCCGTATTGGATATCCAGTTAAGGTAGATGAAACACCAATAAGTCGGTATGAATTGGTTATGCATGATAAAGCGAATTCTTTAGTGGGCTGGACGGAAGTAGGAAAAGACTTTGTTTCAGACTACGGAATCGTAGCAGGGAAAATGATCGCAGACGGCGCACGTTTTATGCCATCAGATTACGGTCAAGGTCAATATTGGCACGGACCCGCAGTGAAAAAAAGTATCACTGGAGGTCCATTACAAGATTTCACGCTTGATGCAATAGTCGAATGTCGGAACTTAAATCCTGCAACTATGGGACGTGTAGAACTTTATTTATTAGACGAAAGTAGCGTTGTAGTCGGAAAAGTAGGTATGTTTGATGCGTATAGAAATTCTAGCGAGAATTTCGGTGAAGTCATAGTAGGAAACGGTGACTACAATCATAGGATTATAGCGGAAACGGGTTATTATCGTACAACATGGAATGATTTTTATGGTCGTCTACACATTGCGCGGGTAGGGAACTATTGGCAAGGTGATATTGCTTTAATCGATGAAAAAGGAAATTATCATACGGAAAAATTTGCCCAATGGTACGATACGGGCAATAGCTTTATGAAAAAGGTTGCGCAGATTGTTGTGCATATATGTGCATTTAACGATGCGTTTCCGCTGACTGCAACTGTGCACGATATTAAAGTGCAAAGAGTAAATAGCAATACAGAACGTCAAATCCCCTACATTGTTCAAAAAGGAGACGTTGTAGAAATTGATTCATCGGATGCCAGTATTCGTATTAACGGCGCGGATGCAATTAATATAAAAGACTTTCTGAGTGACTATATACGTATTGAAAAAGGGAAGAACGATGTAACTGTTTTTCCAAATAACATAGGTCAAGTGGATGTCACGTATAGGGAGCGCTATCGATGAATAAAACAAATAATCTATTACACATTGTAGACTTTAAAACAGAGAAAATCATTGGTGTTATACAAGAAAAAAATTATTGGAACGATATCCGCCAGTGGGAGCTTAAAAATAATATAGACCAATTAGAGTTCAATACAATGGACGGAACAAAAATATCGGCGTCTCTTGTACAGCAAAATATTATAGTAAAACAAACCAGAGATGGCACTTTTGTTTCGTATGTTATTACAGAAGCAGAGCAAGATACAGCAGATCGTTCTAAAAAAATTCACGCACTCGGGGAACATACAAAGCTAAAGAAAGCAGCGGTAATTAAACCACAAACGTTACAAGCTACTACAGTCAACGAATCTATGGACTTTGCTTTACAAGGTACAGAATGGAAACGTGGGATTACGGAGTACAGTGGTGTACGTACCATTCCTATTAAGGATTTCACAAATCCGCTTGATTTCTTAAAACAAATCGCATCTACTTTTGGACTTGAGATTCGTTTCAGAATAGAAATACGGGGTTCTTTTATTGTCGGTCGGTATGTAGATTTAATAAAAAAAGTTGGTCGGGACAATGGGAAAGAATTCGTGCTAGGAAAAGATATACAAGGCATTCGTCGTATTGAGAACAGCCAAAATATAGTAACTGCTCTTGTAGGTATTGGGCCATCTAAAGAAAATCCTGATACTGGGAAAGAAGAGTTTCTGACTTTTGAAGATATCAACGGTGGAAAGTTGTACGTAAGTAACAACGATGCGTTACAACGCTGGTCGAAAGATGGTAAGCATTTATTTGATATTTATTCACCGCAAACAGAAGATCAAGATATGACGAAGCAACGACTCAAACAATTAACCGAAGCAGAATTAAAGAAACGAATTGATAGTTCTACTCTATATGAAGTGGATGCTGTAGCACTTGAAAAAGTGTTTGGTTTATCTCATGAAGCGGTTCGTAAAGGAGATACGGTACGAATAAAAGACACAGAATTTAGTCCACCACTTTTCTTAGAAGCTAGGTTAATAGCAGCAGATGAATGTGACACTGATCCATCGAAAGATAAATATATCTTTGGTAATTATCGTGAAATTAAAGATACACGAAGCCTTATCGATAGGTTATACGCGCAAATCATGGGTAGCCTATCAAATAAAGCATCTAAAGAATTACTAGATATGTTAGATAAAAAGCTTCAAGAAAACGTAAAAGAAACAGAAGTCATTCGAAAAGAATCGGAAGCAGCAAAGAAAATTGCTGAACAAGTGGCTGAAAACTTGAAGAACAATACCGTTGATATTATCGAAGGTTTAAATCCACCAACAGAAAACTTAAAGGATAGAAAAACGTTGTGGCAAGATATTAGCAAAGGTAAGCCTGGTATTCTGAAATTGTGGAAGGATGGTAAATGGGATCCTGTTGTTCCTGATGTGGAATCCGTTAAGAAAGAAACACTTGAGCAAGTCGATAAAAATATTGAATCCACAAAACAAGAGCTAAACCAAAAGGTGCAGGAAGCGCAAAATCAAGCCACGGGACAAGTCAATGAAGTGAAGGAAAGCTTACAAGGTGTTAGTCGTAAGATTTCTGATGTGCAAAATAAACAGGGTGAGATTGATAAGAAGATAACGAAGTTTGAGCAGGATTCTAACGGATTTAAATTATCTATTGAATCGTTAACTAAAAAAGATAGTGATATCAACAGTAAATTAAATACAGTTGAATCGAATGTGGAAGGCACAAAAAAGACAATATCTGATGTGCAGCAAACTGCAAATGATCTGAAGAAAACAACAACTGAAATTAAAGAGCAAGCTGGGAAAATTAGCGAGAAGTTAACAAGTGTAGAAACGCAAGCAAATATCCTAACTAATAAAACTACCGAGATTGAAAAAAGTGTGAATGGAATCAAAGAAACAGTAACAAAAGTTGAAAATAATCAAAGCGGATTTGATAAACGTGTTACGGGAGTAGAGAAGACAGCGAACGGAATCACTCAAAGTGTTTCGAAATTACAAGAGACCCAAGTACAACAAGGGAAAACATTAACTCAAGCTACTACAAAATTAGAACAACATTCTGAAGCACTGAGTCTAACAATGAAAAAGAAAGATGTTGAGGAGTATGTTGGCGGTATTGGGTCTATCAACGAGATCAGAAACGCAGGTCTTGAATTAGGTAACAAGTACTGGTCAATTAATCAAGGTACTGCTGTTCAGCTAAGCTCAAAATATAAAGGTTATGCAACTTTTTGGAGTGATTATTCTGGAAAGACTAGTGATCACTGGTCTGGCACCGCTTCTGAATTTATAACAGTTACAACTGGTGAAGATCTTATTTCGACAGGTTGGTTTGCTACTGACAATATAGCTTCACTAGATCAAAAAGCGTGGATGGAAATTGAGTTCTGGAATGCTACAAAAGGAACTAGAATGAGAACGCAGCGCGTAGAAATCCAATGGGCTAAACAAGGTGATTGGGCAAGAATGACGATGGTTTCAAAGGTTGCAGCTAACGAAGAGTGGGTTAGATGGCGTTATTATGTTCAAAGAAATGGACGTGTACGAGCTGCCCTTCCGATGCTACAGCGTGGTAAAGTAGCGACAGAGTTTTGGTTACATCCGAAAGATCAAACTAATGTTGATAAAATGATTGAAGATATTGCTGATAAGGTAGCTACACAACAATTCAATCAGAAAGCGACTCAAATTGATAATCGTTTTACTATCAATGAACAAGGTATCGATTTAGCAGCAAAAAAGACCGAGGTATATACCAAAGAACAAGCGAACGGACAATTTGCAACAAATGCTTATGTAAAAGACATGGAAGGTCGCGTTCAGATTACTGAAAAGAATATTCTTAGTACCGTGAAAAAAGGTGAAATCATATCACAGATTAATCAGTCTGCTGAGTTAATACAAATTGATGTTGCTAAGTTAAAAATCAATGCGGATACAATTGTAAAGTGGTTAACAGCAAAAGGAATCGATGCGAATATCATCAAAATCGAAGGTGATAATGTTGTAATTGATAAACGTGGTGTCAATATCAAAAGAGGCGCACTACAGGTTCAACGATCTGATGGATACTCTTTAATAATAGATGGTGTGGCGAACTTTGATATGGCTGTTAGTACACATGAACCGCCATTTATGGGTCCAGGTATGGAAGTGAATGCCACTTGGTATGCAACACGTAGCACAGTGTGGACGAGATGTAATTTTTACACATTCAGGCATACTGGAAGGTACCTAATATTCGCTATGAGCTTGGCAGTAGATCCTGGGACAAACGCACAAGTAAAGATTATAAATAGTGATGGAAGCGATTTGTGGTACACGATGCATAGTAAAAAACTCTCAGATGAGTACTATGTAAATGCGACTATTGATTTAGGGGTGCCAACAGGGGGTATGAGATACATTCTTCTAATGTTAGCATCGAACAGTCCAAATCATACCGCATACGCAAGGGTTCTGAGTAAATGGGTGGAGAAGTGATGTAAATGGAACTTAAAGAAAAATATGAACTGTACGAGCGATATAAAACATGTATTTACTGTGATTCAGATGAAGCAGGAAATATAACGCAACTAGAACATGGACAACGCATCATACCAGGACAAAATTATATGCATTTTTTCAAAGTAGATCGTTATATATCAGACACTATACAAAACTATAAGGTTGTCTGGAATGGAAGAGTTGCAGAGTTACAGGCGATCGACCTAGAACTAGAAGAGAAAGTAAAGAAAAAATATTTCGCACCTACAAAAGAAGAATTAGAACGCGAAAAGGCAGAAATGGAGGCGAAACTTAAACTACTTGAAGAACAACTAGCTGTACAAAAGGTAGCGCCAAGTGAATAAGAATAAACCAAAAGGGACAATCAAATATGTCGCTTTTTTATTTTTAGAAAAGGAGTGAAAAGATGGCTGAATTAAAACATGATGATATAAAAGAACTTCTTGTAGGGTTGACTAGGGTAGAAACAAAGCTTGATACACTAGGCAATGTTAAAGAAGTAGCAATTGAAGCACAACAGTCAGCAAAAAGCGCTCATATGCGTGTGGATAGATTAGATAAATTAGTGTTTTGGATTGGTACTACAGTAGTTGGAGCTATTATCACTGGTGGGATAATGGCTCTTTTTAAATTCGCAGGGAAGTGATCGTATATACGGTCACTTTTTTATTTGGAAGGAGGTGATAGCATGAAAAAATTTGATGCAGCTTCAATTAGTCGTTATGTCGTATTAGTAATTGCGGTAATTAATAGTGTCTTAAATCTTGTGGGATACCAAACGATCGATGACAAAATCACAAACGATTTAGTGGCCGTAATTACAGGAGCTTTTACCCTGTATATGGCTTGGAAGAACAACTATTTGAGCAACAAAGGGGTACACCAAAAAGATGTATTAGAAAAAAATAACTTACACTAAAAGGAGATGTTGAATAATGGGTAAATATAGTTTGCATGGTGGTCACAATCGTATTGTACAAGGTGCTAACTGGGGGGATAGAAAAGAACACACTATGGATCGTCTGGTTAAGGATGCAGTTGCAGCTAAGCTACGTGCGTTAGGTCATACGGTGTATGATGATACAGATGAAACAGGTTCTACTCAAGCACAAAATTTAAATAACATCGTTCGCAATTGTAATTCTCATAGTGTGGACCTTGTAATTTCATTCCACTTAAACGCTTATAACGGATCTGCAAACGGTGTGGAAGTTTGTTATTATGACCAACAATCTTTAGCGACGAAAGTATCAGCTCAACTCTCTAAAGATATTGGCTGGTCTAATCGTGGTGCGAAACAACGTACTGACCTTTATGTATTAAATAGCACTAAAGCACCAGCAATCCTAATTGAACTTGGATTCATCGATAACGAGTCCGATATGGCTAAATGGGATGTAGATAAAATTGCGAATTCCATCGTATACGCATTGACTGGACAAACTGTTGGAGGTAGCCAACCAACCGCACCAACTCCACCATTTAATCAAAAACGTAATGTTGTAGAGGCAGGAGGAATCGGTAGAGAAAATTTAGCTGATATAGTAGGAGCTTTAAATTCAGTTCACATGACGGGTAATTTAAACCTTAAAAGTGATGGGTACATTTATCCTGTAACTGATCCAACTAGCGACGCTCAATTAAAAGCATTCACTGACTATCTTGATCGCAAAGGCTGGGTATATACAGTTAAGTAAAACATACTATGTAACAGCAAATAAACCTTACGTATTTGTGAAATAAAAAAAGTGCTCATAATGTGAGCACTCTTTTTTTATCTGAATTTTTTGTTGTAACGGTACAACATAGTAGCAGCTTCAGCTCTTGTTGCTGCATCGTTTCCGCGACTACCGTCATAAAGACCCTTATCTGTTCCCCATGCAATCGAGTTACTGAATCCACCATTAGGTGTCCATGCTTTGGTGTTAAAACGTACTGCATAGAGCGTAGCTATCATTTCATTACGAGTAATATAGCTACCCCCACGAGTTCCGTCAGAATACCCTCTACTCATCATATACTGACGTGCTTCGTCGTAATTTTTAACCCAATGCCCATTGAAGCGAGAAACCATCATCCAAACATCTTGTCGAAGTGCAGGACTATCTCGGTAATCATTTCGCATAATTCCTTTTCTGAAAGCCCAATCAATTTCCTGATCAGCCCAATGTGCTGAAGCTTCTTTCGGGGCGATTGTTGCGAACCCTGTAGATAACGTAATAGCAGCAATTGCAACAACTATAACCTTTTTAAATTTTTTTAACATCTTTTCCATTCCTTCCCTATGTGCTTGTCACTTGCGTTATATTAATATATTAAAATTACTAAGTAAATAGATATAACGAAATTCACGGTATTCTTTTAGTAATAATTTGTGAACTTAACAAGAAAGTGGAATTATATATATGATGTTATTTCCTACAAAAGAATAGTTTGATTAACAAAAATAAGAGCCGTCCTGTTGGGCGGCTTGTTTTTATTTTGCATCAATAATATCAATAAATTTCAACGTCATATTATTGTAAAATGCATCCGTACAAATTATAGATTTATTCAGCGGATCAATATCAACAACGGTCATATAGTTAGTAAGTAAAAAACCACCTTCGTAATATGTAATCATTATTTCTTCTTCAGAAAGCAACGAACATAATAGCATGTTCTCAATCAGTTCTTGTTCATCTTGGGTTAATGTAGGGCGTTCTACTTTCGTCTTTTCTTTAACAATCTTACGGATACCAGCGAATTGCTCCGGCATCGCAGCGAACGGAGTCCATTTAACCATTCCTCTTCCTTTTGGCATATTAGCGTTGTTCATGCTTTATGTCCCCCTAACAATGTGTTTCTGTATCTTGCTGTTGCACTATTTGTATACGAAATTCCTCGTAATATGCTGTTCTTACCAAATTTAGTGCGTATTTCGTCCATTACTTTAGTTAGTTTCAATTCTTTTTCTCTTTGTATTACATTATCGAATAGTGAGATTTGTTCTTCGCCTTCATTGATTAAGTTAGTTAAAGAAACATTGATGGATCTAATGGGCTCCCCAGTATAAAACTCATGTAAAAAATATGTACAAATCTTATAAATATCCATTGTTAAATTAGTTGGTCGGTTCATAGTGTGAGTTTTTTTGAAACCACCAGAATAATTTTTGCTGTAACCAATGGAAAAATGAATAGTTTGAGCTAGTTTGTTTTGTCTTCGCATTCGATAACAAACTTCCTCGATATGCTCTAGTAGAATAATTGGGAATTCCTCTATTGTGTAATCACGCATTAGTATTTGACTTTTACCAATAGAAGTTGTTGCTGGAACGTATTTTTCTGATATACGGCTAAAATCAATGCCGTTGCTATGTAAGTGTAGTTCTTCACCAATAACGCCAAAACTTTGTTTTAAGTATTTAAGTGGGTATTGCGCTAAGTCTCCGATGGAATGTATCCCCTTTCGGTTTAACTTTGCTTCTGTTTTACCTGAAATCCCCCAAAATTTATTAAGTGGTCGTATTGGCCATAATTTTATGGGTACATCTTCGTACTTCCAGTATGCTATGCAATCTTTCGTTTTCTTCGCTTCCACATCTAACGCTACTTTGCTCATTAAAGGATTAGGGCCAATTCCTATCGTGCATTCAATTCGTGTCTTCGCATATATTTCACGTTTAAATTTCAATGCGAAATCATATGGGTCGTTAGCAAACAAATGAATACTATCCGTAATATCCATAAAGAATTCATCAATGGAATATTGGTGGAAATCCTCAACAGGAACATATTGTAGAGCTAGTTTCGTGATGAAATTGGAGCATTTTATGTAAGTACTCATAATTGGATTCACCACGAGAACATCTTTACGACGAGGTATTTCATACAACCGTGCCATTTTCTTAACACCTAACGCTTTTAATGGTGGCGTTGCAGCCAAAACAATAGAACCACTCCTATTCACATCACCAACTACAGCTAATTTTGTATGAAGCGGGTCTAATCCCATCTTGATACAACTGACTGAAGCATAAAAGCTACGAAGATCTACACATAAAACAATTCGGTTTGGCAATATTGAATAGTCATACACCGTTATTCCCCCTAAATAACAGAACGTTAGTTCTTATTATATACGAATGTATGTTCTTTTATGAAGAGGTTTTTTCAAAAAAATAATCAGCCCGAATTTATTGAGCTGATTATTACTAAATTATTAGCCATTAATTGACCATCCGCCATATGGTGGAGAATATCCAACTGAACCCCATCCTCCGTAGGGAAATCCGCTACTTGAAGTCCAACTTCCATATGGTAAGAAACCACCTGAAGTCCAGCCCCCATATGGCGATACAACCATACCACCACCTGTAGTCCAACCTCCTGTATAAAATTGCTGTGGTGGTAAAAAACCACTAGAACCACTACCATGACCACCATGACTCATAAAATCTCTAGGTGAAATTGAATTGTAAATTCCTGTAGAACAATAATAAGAATTCATTTTATCCCTCCTTTTTAATATTCCATACAATTTATATGTATTTTTAAAAAAATTTTTAGTTCAAGTGAAGGAAAATAAAAGAAGCCTCATTCTAACGAACGAAGCTACATCCAAAAATCATTTTCATTTATGTTTTTTCCTAATTTTTTCAATCCCCTTGTTATTTGGGATATAGTCGAAAATTTAGGTGCGTATTCTTTATCGTTACATAATTTCGAAATCGTACCTCTACTTAACTTGGCGGCCTTCTCTAAATCCCCTTGTGTAATTCCTTGCTTGTCTAACCAGCGACCGAACTTACTACGTTTTTTACCTAATCCGAACAATATTACCACCTCAACCATAGCTTGCCCTTTTCGTCATTTTTTTAAACAAGAGAAAAAAAATGACATAAAGACCAAACAGTGCAAAATACCATTTACCATACCAAACAAATTACGATTCTCTGTTCCAAATTAATAGCCTTTTAAAACTTCGTTTCACCTATTCCAAATAGGATTCGCTCACAGAATAATGCTTCAGACATTGAAAGACTAATAGTTTCAACGATTCATATCTGTTTTCATCTCTTCTAATCTTTAGGGACTATTCTTGCAGAATACACAAAAATAGGTGGTGTTTGAATTTGATGTTTGAGTTAGTAAGTTCAGCAACAGTGGGTGGTGTAATTCTTTTCGCGAAAATGCATCAAAAAGGGGCTACTACCGATGCTTCTAAGATTCAAAGGATTTGCGCGAATTGCGGTTTGAAAGTGAAAGAAGGTAAAGAAACCAGGACTATACAGTTACTCCGTAAGACGAGAAATGAGTGGGGAATAGAGTATGCGTATAGAATTCCGCTTGGCCTTAGTTTCTCTGATTTCGAACAAAAGATACAGCATTTAGAAGATGGGCTAAATCACAAGAGCAAAGTTTATGATTTCAAACTACAAGACTTCAAATCTCTTCGACTGCAAAAAGATATCTTGAAACAAATACAAAACATCATAAACAAGAAAAAACTCGTTAGAAAGGAAATTGAGCTGTCTTACGACGGTTTGCTAAAAATAAGAGTTTACGAGAAAGGGATTCCTGATTTTGTGAAGTTTGAAGATGACATGATGAAGAAATGTAAAGGATGGGAAGTACCTATTGGTTATACAAGGGATGGATTAGTAAAACACGACTTTGATCAGTTATCGCACATGATATCAGCCGGTATGACGGACATGGGGAAATCGAATGTATTAAAACTCATTATTACAGCTCTGGTACGAAACCAATCAGACAATATAAAGCTATTCCTTATCGATTTGAAGGGTGGTCTCTCTTTCAACCGATACAGATTCCTAAATCAAGTCGAATCAATTGCGAAGAATCCCGAGGAAGCCCTTGAGACTCTAAGGGAATTGCAAGATAAACTGAATGCTAGAAACGAATACTTACTAGAAAAAGGATATGAAGATATAAAAGAAGCCGGGGATCCAACTAGATACTTTGTCATTGTAGATGAAGCAGCCGACATGACGCCATATCAGGAGTGCAAGGACATCGTTGTTGATATAGGTCGTCGTGGCAGGGCAGCGGGATTCCGCTTGGTATATGCGACACAATACCCTACTAACGAAGCATTACCATCGCAGTTACGACAAAACATTGGGGCCCGTGTTTGCTTTAGATTACAGACAGAAGCAGGGAGCCGTGCTGTGCTAGACGAGGGCGGCGCAGAGAGTCTTCCCAACATAAAAGGAAGGGCTATATACCAAACAAATGAGAAGAAGGTCTTACAGACTGTTTATCTCGATAACAAGCAGATTGATAACATCATAAAACCACACATCAATATCAGAGCGAGAAAGGAGCATGAAAATGCAAAAGTTAGCAATGAAGGAAGCGCGAACGGAAAGTATACTCTTGAGCTTGAAGAAACTCGGCTTTCTTAGTAGAAAGCAAATTCAGGTACTTCATGATCTTGGCGGTGACAGGAATGCTTCTCGTGTAATGAAGGGTATTGAAGAATATGTGTCTAGTTTTAGGGATGGAGAAAAGGTTTATTATCTCAACAAGGAAGGGCGTGAACGTATTGGGAGCAAGAAAATACTCAAACGTTCGAATCAATTTCGCCATTATATTATGAGAAATGACATCTACATTGCTTATGAATGCCCGAAAACGTGGAAGCAAGAAGTAAAGATGAATGTGAAAGGTATCGTTTCTATAATTGCGGATGCGTTATTTACGGATAATGGACGCTATCACATTGTAGAGGTGGATCATGAGCAAAAAATGAGTGCAAACCGTATCAAGATGCAGAAGTATAGAAAGTTAATGGAATGCAATGTGTTTGAGAAGCCACCCAAGTTTATTTGGTACACCACGACAGAATATAGAAGAAAACAACTTCAGAAGCTTTGCGAGGGATTGGATTGCAACATATTTACGGTTACTGATTTTCATTAAAAATAGGGAGATGGACCATATGGCAACTGAGACAATGAGCATCAAAGATTTTATGGATGGTAACTATGGAGCAAAGAAAAAGTGGAGCTTGTTCAAAAAGAAAGCAAAAAAATACGCACCTGTCGCAGTGCGCGTTTCATTAGTAATCGGTAGTGCTATTATATTCAGCAACATAATAGATATTCCTCATGTGTTTGCTGATGGAAATAATCCAGATGTGAATGAAGTATTTAAAGATGTGCAGTCCAATGACGGGGCAATAAAAAATTATATAGATGGCCAATTATACAATCGCATTGTAAATGCGTTTGAACCGGTTATCTTCTTGATTAAAGCGGTGTCCTATCCGATAGCGTCCGTTGTAGCGTTATGTGGCGGTCTGTTCATTATGGTCGGTAGCCAGGAACGGGGATTCAGTTTGATTTCAAGGGCAGGGATTGGTTATATAGTTGTTCAAATGATTCCATTGTTTATGCGATTACTTGTTGAGATTGCAAAGGCTATATAATTCTATTAATTAAGGGATTATTATTGGGATTAATTTTTATAAATTCCTTCTTTTTCTAATCAAAAAATAGTTATATAATGATTGTTGGAATTATATTATTGACGTTTAACATTAAGGGGAGAGAATAGTAATGAAAAAATTAATTATTTCAGGTGTATGCGCAGCAGTATTCGGTACAACTTTTTTTGCAAATGATTCGTTTGCGGAGACACCAGGTAATAACACAAATCCAAGCATAAAAGCAGCAAGTGCTCAATCTAGTATCTTTATAGATGTACCTCAATCGCATTGGGCGTTTAAAGAGATTCAGTATATGGCTGACCATAAAATAATGCAAGGATATGGTAATGGTTATTTCGGCGCTAAAGATAAAGTGACACGTGAGCAATTAGCAGCAACCATATATCGGACTATTAAAATTTGGAAAGATCCTTTAAACCAAACGCACCCTTTTAATGACATAGGTAATTCAATGTTCCAAAATGAGATTAAAGAATTATACGATAATGGAGTATTTGCTTATGTGGCGGATGGGAAATTTTATCCTAGTCGTATATTAACTCGAGCGGAAGTTGCAGCTTCATTTAAAAATGCTTTTTGGTTAAATAAGAAGTTTGATCACCAATTTAACGATATGCAAGGTCACTGGGCAAATGAAGCTGTGCAAATTTTATACAGTAACGGTATAACTAATGGTGTAGGTGATAATAATTTTGATCCAAATGGATCTGTAACGCGTGAACAACTTGCGGTATTCTTATATAGAGTTATTCCTGTTTCTTCAAGACCAATTCAAGATGGACTTAAATAAAATAAACAGAAAAAGCCAACTTATATAAGTTGGCTTTTTCTTTGCAGGATTTTTTTTACCATCATGGAATACTCTCACTAGGAGGTGTTGTAACGTTATGACGGACGAAATTGTTTATTCTGCTAGTGAAGTATACAAGCGATTAGGAATAAGTGATAGCACCCTTAGAAAGTACATGGAAGTATTATCACGCGAAGGATTCGCAGTAAAGAAAGATAATCGCGGCAGACGCCAATACACAGACAGTGACATTATGGTGATTGAGAAGTTAATTGAGCTAAGTAAGCATGACGGTATGACGCTAGAGAAGGCAGCGAAGATGATTGTGCAGCAAATAGAAAAAGTTAATCCGGATCTGATTCAAGAAGAGGCTGAGGAAACGGATCTAGTGCCATTCCACATTAAAGAGCAATTACAGGAACAGTACAGCGTTATGGCGCAAGAAATGAATCAAAGCATGCTAGCGATGGAGAAGCGATTAAGTGAGCAGGCCAAGCGAAGTAACGAGGAAATCAAAGCAAGTGTAGAATCGCATAATAAACGAGTGGAAAAACGATTGGAAGCACGAGACGAGACGCTTATGAAGACACTGCGTGAGATGCAGGAAACGAAGAGAATGATGCAGGAATTTCGGGATGAGGTTGCTGCATCGAAAGAGAAGAAAAAGCCTTGGTGGCGGTTTTGGTGAGAACAAGAAATATATGAAGTAACCAATAAATTTGCATAAAATCAATGGTTTGAAAGTCTAATGTCGCAAAATTATCTTTCAAAATAACTTGTATATTTTGTTATAATCAACCCAGGATATATAATACTGGTTAATCGAAAAGAGGGATAATAATGAAACAAGTAACTCTCCATCAATTGCACAAAGATCATAATAAACGAATAGCAGAATTTCATAAAAAAAACGAAATTAAAATTCAACGTGGTGAAAATGGGAACGGTTTGTTAGCTAAATGGGAAAGATTTTTCTATAACAAGGTGATTTCCCCTCTAAAGAATGTTAAATAATAAAAGAAAAGCAGGAGTGTTTTGGTTTCCTGCTTAAAATAAAAAAGATACATTTATCTTTAGATACATAACAGCAGATAAAACAGAAGCATCCTCAAAACAAGGATACTTCTGTTTTATTTATTCTCTAACGTCTCATAGAGGCGCTTATACATGTCTTTATATGCTCTAGAATGTCGGTTGACTAATTGAGAATCTACATAATGCTCAACTAGCATGTCAATGATGTTGTTAATTGATGTTTTATCCATACCTTCTTGTTCCTGTATAAATGGTTTAAGGGTATTTAGCTTTAGTAAAACAGCAGGTGAAAGTTTTGCTGTTTTAGATGGAACTAAGCGTTGATCTGGTTTCTCTAGTGTCTGTATTTCCTTTTTCGTTTTAGTTTGATCGTTTTGAATAGTTAAATCAGAACTTTCGGTAATAGGTGTTACAGTTACTACAAAAGATTTACTTTTGTTATCCAAAGTTACCACTCCTATTTAGTTTGTTATTTTAAACTATTAAAACTATTTTGCATTGGTATTGCTAAAAACTATGTTATTATCTGCTGTTTTATCCGTGTATTCAAGTAAGTTGAATAGGGTTGATTAAGTAAAGATATCATGAAGAAAAGTGGAAATATAGAAATATCCCTATNNATAGGGATATTTCTATATTTTTAAATTTCGGTTAAGAGCTTGAATTTCCTTTTCTGATCAGGTGTTAGCTCATTTTCTACATAACGATCTATAAGCAGGTCGATAATTTCATAATTGAATTTTGTGTTTGTAAGTTTCATTAATACTTCAAGTTCTTCTTTTGATTGATTAGAAATTTTAATGCTACCTTGCTGGTTTTTAAATTTCTTTTTCGGTTCAGTTTTCTCGATCCTTTTCTCTTTTCGAGTAGTTGTTTTTTCTTCTATCTTAGGTTGAGAAGGAGTAACTGTAGCTGCTACCTCTTTATTTTCCGTCGTAGCTTGTCCTTGTTCCGGTACATAAGGCTCAGTAGGTTCAAAGTTACTTTTCTTTCGACCTAACAAACCAGGAGTTCTTGCCATATTACACACCAACCTTCATTTTTTCAAACATATCAACACGAGATAATAATTCATCACTAATCGTTTCGTATAGTTCAATTACATTCATATCATGTCTATCTTTTTCAGTAATACCATTCACATCAAATCGTTTAATACGTTCCATTTGAGGGACGATGTTTTTAAATAGGTTTTCTTCTCCAAATATTTCACGAGCATTTTCCATGATGTATTCGTCAACTTTACCGTTGTTTTTTAATAGGACAGGAAGAACGCCAACTACTTCAATATCAAGATCATATTGCTCTTTTAACTTGATAAGTTCATTAATATAATTCTCGGCACCAGTAAGAGAACGTTCTTGTGTTTGGAGAGCAATTAGAACATAATCAGAAGCTACAACTGCATTTTTTGTAACTTCTAGTGACATAGGAGGTACGTCGATAAATATGTAGTCGTATTTATGCTTTATCTTTTCAAGTAATCCTTTAAAGTAATGATCTTCTTCAGCCTCCGAAGAACAATTTTTATAAAGGAATTTTGCGAAGTCCTGAAAATCAACGTAAGAAGGAAGTAAATGTAAGTTCTCCATAATTTCCACTTCTAAGCCGTCTAGGTTTCCCTCTTGTATTCCTTTCATTAATGTTTTTTCAACAGTAACAATTTCATCAGGATTAAGGATTGATTTTGTTAACATTAAAGACTTGGTTGCGTTACTTTGTGGATCAAGGTCAACAAGTAATGTACGCTTGCCCTTTTTAGCGAATTCATAAGAGTTCAATACAGCATTCGTGGTCTTACCGACTCCACCTTTGTAATTACCTACCGTAATTGTAATAGCCATTTTTAACACTCCAGTTATTTATTTTTAAAATTTCCCTATATCCCTTTATAGAAATAGGGAAAAATAGAAATAGGGAAAAAGGGATATTTCTAACTATAGAAATAGGGATATTTCTATATCTTTAAAGAAATTATAACAATGATGTACGGTATATGCAATAGAATCATAGAGTTAGTAATTAATAATAAAAACGTTGATATCATAAGATTCTTTTGATGTATGAAGTAGAGGGAGTTAAGAAATAAATATGTAATTTCGTAGAGATGTTAGTAGATGCAAAAATAACGAAAATAGGGAAATATAGATATAGGGAAAAGGGGAAATATCCCTATATCTATAAGTGGAAATAGGGAAATAGGGAAATAGGGATATTTTGAAAAAAGTGCGTAATCCAGCAGTTTACAAAGGATAAAGCTTGTTGTAACGTAGTACACAACAAGCATCATTCTACAAAACAAAACATAATTTGATATTTTATATAAACGAAGATCGATAAAACAATTGAATATGAACAGAAAATAAAAAAGCCACTCCCATATGCTATCGGCTACCAACCTTTAGCGGGAATGACTCAGTTCTAGTAATTGCTACCAACACTTACTAGACATAACCTGTAACCAAGCAGGACTTCGGTTTAAGTAGTGCACCAACACTATCCTTAAACAATTATGCCTTTCGACTAGGCTTATTTGATATACCCATTTTATCTGTGATTGGGCTAAAATTCAACTAGTAAATACTAGATTTGATTATTTTGTAGTCTAAAAGATATATACCGGGCATCTCTAAACCTAGAAGTCTTGTGATGTACAGGCCATTTAGGAATTAGAGATGCCTTTTTGTTTTTTGTTCGCGTGGAATTGCCTGATACCACGTAAATAAAAACTGATAAGCCGTAATTCCGTGCTGCTATACATATAGGGGGAACGTGTTACGGCGTGGCTAGCTGTTGGTCGTGCAGGGGGTACTGAGTTATACGCCTACAAAAACAGCACCCCTCATTGGATTCCTGTTCATCTGGTGAGGGAGGGCGAGAACTTGCCCAGGGACGATTCTCTAAAAGGTTCGGGTGGTTATCGTTAGCATTACGGTGCTAGGGAGTGCATTCAGTTTGTCGTGTAGGGACGATATTACAAGGACAAGCCATAGTGAAAGGATGTATGCGATGAAGATCGCTGAGTGAACAGGGTCTATACATACGGATACCTTATAAGTGACCGCATGGCGAAAACAAAGACGCTTATCCATCTATTTTGATTGATTACTTTTTTTGTAGTCTGTCAAAGTAGGGGATAAATCTGCCTTCCAGCCGTATTCCTTAATCGTTCCCACATGATAAAAACCCTCAAGACCTTTAGTCAACATTAAATTCGAAGAAATACTGAAAAATATGAGATTGTTTAAGTCCTAGGGGAATGAGTTACTTAGGTAGAGGAATAAATAAGGGATTTACTACTTACTTGGTTAGAGGATAAGGGGACGAATGATTAAAATATGTCCTATTGCAGAATTTGGTTTTACATATCGGATATAGTACGTGAAATTAAACTTATATAATTTTAGTTTGATTGGTATATAGTGATATTCTAGCAGTTGATGAAAAAGCACGTTGAGAAGTGATGAAGTAAACAGAAAAAATATTGTTAGAAGATGTAGTGATTAACCTCAGTAAACAAAAATTAACTTTTATTGTATATTTTGAAAATAGATATTAATTAAGGTAATCTTAATTTAAACTAATAAGGGGAGGGATATCATTGTGAAAGTATTTAAATTAACTACAGAAAGTCATGCTCTTTTAGATTTGAATGAACAGAGCTGGGAAACTACTATTGCTTATTATGAGAAGGAAACTCATAAGAGAGCGCCCTATTATTGTGATCTAAAAAAGAAAACCAGATATTTTGCTGTTTGTCCTGGTTGTAATAATCCGGTTCAATTAGTAAATTTGTATGTTAATAAGAAATTACCAGACAACGAAAAGAAGCAATCCCCACATGCTAAACATCAACCGCATTCAGTTATTGGAATAGCAACTTATTATCAAGAAAAGTACGATACCTGTGAATTGAGACAGAGAACACCCTTCAGTGATACTGAGAAAAGAACTGGAACGGATGTACCAAATGAAATATTGCAGCTCATACAACGATATCCAGACATCTTATATAAACATATACGAAAAATAATAGGTATCAATTTTTCTAGACGCGTATTTGAGCGCATGATTGATAATTTTCTTCGTGCAAATGGACATTGTTATAAGCGTATTAATAAATTTAATTTGCCGTATGCTTTTCTATATATGCAAAAAAGTACAAGAATTATTAATCAACATATTACAGAAGGTCATGCTTATCAAAAAGAAATAATTGATTGTATACAAAATAGTAAATATTTTACTGTATCTGATAATAAAATTACACCTATTAACCCGAAGGTTGATGGGTTTGTAGAAATTGATTTTTACTTAACAAAACATAAAATTACACCAATTAAAAATATGATTACTCTCTGTATTACTGAATCTAAGGGAGGGGAAGTTGATAGTTTATTAGAAAAGGAATTTCCAGTAAATGAATCTGATTATATAAATGATATCAACGAGGCGATGGACAATGGGGATAATGAAATGGATAGTAATAAAGCTAGATCTCAATTGAGAGAGATGGTACTCAATTGCATTGAAAAAAATAATTGAATGAGAGGTTTAACATATGATATGTTACGCTTTCTAATTAGAGAATCTGTTTTATAAAACGTGTCCACGATTTATGTCTTACTACATGTAATATTTGTTTAGTGTAATTTTTATGAATATATATAGTTTCATAAAGTTTTTGAGAAAAAGAAAGTATACTTTGATATTGTGTAATAAAGACAAGGCCCACCTACGGAAATAGGTGGGCTTTTTTATTGGGTATTACTATCTCAGTGCACAAAAGGGGATTTGTATTTAAATAATAGCATATTCTTAAATTTATTATATTGAGAAATAAAGAAAAGACACCCAAAGGTGCCTTCCTCTGACTTGAACGATCCTGTATTAATGCCGTTTCGATTAATAAATTGAATTATAAAAATAATTTGTTATACTTCCGTGTACCCTAGCTGATATAATGCATAAGGAAATTATTGGTTAATTAATAGTGCACATATATTAGGGAGGTACATAATGTTAGAGGTAATTACGGCATTTTTCTTACTAATTTTCCATTCCATTGTTTATCTCTTTTCAAGTGGAGAAACTAAGCAAATAGCAAAAAATCATATAAAAGAAATTGTTAATAGTCCGGATGGAGTAATAATATTAATCGTTGCTGTGGCACTTTTAATCGGGGGGATATATTTATATTTTTATGGTTTCGGTTTATGAATACAAACTAAAACCATATCCAAGTATGCGTATTATGGTGGAGAATGGGACACAGGTGGTCTTTTTGGAGAAGCCAAATGTGTCTATAATAAAACTGATGAATCGGATAATAAATAATATACATAAAGAAAAGGCGCCCAGATAAGGGTGCCTTTTCTAATAGTTTTTTAGCAGAAACAAGCAGCTCCAACAATGATTAATAATATAAACAATACAACTAATAAAGCAAACCCTCCAGCAAAGCTACAGCCACAACTACCACCAAATCCCATAATAGTTCCTCCTTTAAAATCGGAGGATAAAACAAGGGTTCACTCATGTATTTTAACGGATTCAATGTATTGTATTTTTTACGCATGAATTGAGCAGGTCCTTTTGAAAAAGACATCATAAGGGAATTACAAGCCGATATTATTGTTTTAGAAAACGAAACTCTGTTTGATAGTCATAAATTTCGTGAGATGGGAAGATTAATGGAAGACCAATTTTTATCTTTATTATCCTACGTTGCGGATCAAGAGCGTAAAAAATTTCGGAAAAGACAAGCGGAAGGGATTGTGGTGGCCAAAGCTCAAGGAAAACATTTAGGGCGCCCTCCACTTAACCTTTCAACATTAAGCCCAAAACAACTATTTATAATAGACGAAACCTATTCAAAGTGGAAAAAAGAGAAATAACGAGCATTAAATTTATGGAACTACTAGAACTTAAGAAAAATACTTTTTATAAGATACTAAAAGAATATGAAGAGAACAACTTACAACCTAAATAAAGCGTATGAGCAGGATATTTCTTAAGGTAGGAGATTCGGCTCATTTTATGATTTTCATTAAAATGTGGACTATAACCCGTTATACGAACAATGCTGGGCTCCCAAAGATATATAGAAGCGAATACGTGACGAAAAAACAGAATCAAGATGAAATGCTCATACAAACGATTAGAGTGGTTTAAGAGATTGAAAGTTAGTATGACTTGCGGAATTATCATTATCATTTGCACCAAAACAATTATTACCAAAAGATATTTTGTAGTAAAAAGAAGCAATTTATTTTTTAAATATTGCAATATGATAAAATATGCAATATTGCATATTTTATCATATTGCAATATTTCTGAAATTTAATATAATGATTAGGAAGTGTCAATTTGTTAAATTTGTAATTTGAACCAATAAAAAACAATAAAAAACAATTATTGGCATGATGTGTGCTTGGATTTAAAATCCTCGCATCCTATTTATTAGGTAATATAAATGATAAGGAGGGATTCAAGATGGAAATGTCAGAAAAGAAAGTTTTAGGTTTAACATCAGCTGCTATTCTAGGAACATTAGGTGTAGGTTTTCAGGCCATAGCTACTTTAGGAGTTTCTGAAGTAGTTGCAACGAATCTATACTATGCGCTTAATGTAATTGGATGGGGTGCAACTGCAGCTGCGATTGTTTCTTCAGCTGGACTGGGTGCTGTTGCAGCTCAAGCAATTTGGGCTGCTGTTAAGAAAAAAACTATACAGCAATTTGTTAAATGGTAAGAATATTAATTTTAAAATATTAAAAAAGGTGGTTTATTAATATGGAAATGTCAGAAAAAAAGATTTTTAATGTAGAAATGTCAGAAAAGAAAGTTTTCGTTGCAACATCAGCTGCTATTCTAGGAACATTGGGATTAGGCTATCAAGCTATGACTACTTTAGGTCTTTCTGCTACTGTTGCAGGTAATTTATATTTTGCACTTGATGTAATTGGATGGGGTGCAACTGCAGCTGCAATCATTTCTTCAGCTGGTATTGGTGGCGTTGCGGTACAAGCGGTTTGGGCAGCTGTTAAGAAGAAAACTTTTGCACAATTTAAGAAATGGTAA